TGTTATGCGGACGCCACTTTGCGGAAGAAATTTTGAGTATTTCAGTGAAGATCCATATCTGATATCAGAGATGGCGGTTCCGGTGATCGAAGGGATCGAGAGTTCTGACGTGGGTGCCTGTGTGAAACATTTTGCTGTTAATAATCAGGAAACAGAGCGGAACTGGGTGAATGTCGAGATCGATGAACGAACGCTCCGTGAGATATACTTGCCTGCATTTGAAGCAGCAGTAAACAAAGCAAAGGTAAGATCTATTATGGGTGCTTATAATCTGTTCCGTGGGGTTCATTGCTGTGAAAAATCTCACGCAATTAAGGCTCAATACTTTAAGAATGGAATTGCAAATTTTATTACAAACGGCGGACACGCGGCAACGGCTGTTGCTGAGCCGGTAATATTTAATACTCCTCATGGATATAACAATGGTGGAATAAAATATGATAAAGCCCCTACACTCACAGCACTTGGAAGTTATCAGCATAATAATCATATTATTGAGCCGATTCGAGTTGGAGCATTGCCTCGTCCAAATGGCGAACTTTCGACAAGTCAAGATAAAACAGAACTATACGCCGTTCCCTCTATAAAAGATAAAAACGTATATGAAGTGAAAGACGGCTTTATAACGATTAAAGGTAAGCAATATCCTATAAAATTACCCGACGGGTATTACATTATCCGAAAATTAACTGTAACGGAATGTGAAAGGTTGCAAACGCTTCCCGATGGATATACGCAAAAAGAACCGACAGTTTCGGCAAGTCAAGCATATAAAGGTATTGGCAACGGATGGACGGCGGAAGTTATAATTCATATTCTTTCTAACGCATTGAAAAACATTCCGAAAGACGAGGAAATTATAGTTTTATCAATGTATGACGGCATAGGAACAGGACGTTATTGTCTTGATAAAATGGGTTTTACAAACGTTAAATATTTCGCTTACGAAATCGATAAGTATGCAAAAAAAATTGCATTAAGCAATTATCCCGACATAATCCAAATGGGCGATGCCTTTCAATTAAGAAATTTGGACTGGGCTTTAGAAATTTAAGGAGTAAAAATAATGAGAAAACTTTTAATAGCAATTTTATCCGTCTGTGTTTTAATCTGCGCAAGCGGTTGTTCGGAAGCCGAAAGGGTTAATCACAACATATCAAGGCAAGCGGAATATTTCGAGTGCGAACGACGCGTTACGGTTTATAACGCCCGAACCGACAAGGTGATAATGCTTATAGAGGGCTATATCAATATCGAAACCGATTATCAAAACAATGAACTTATTGTGACGGCAAAAGTCGGTCCGAGTACATACAAAAAGAATTATGTGTACCTCACCGATTATACGCTCTATGTGGTTGACGATATAAGCGGAACACATACAGATCCGTGGCATTACAAAATTTACTTTGATTTCAAATTACCGGACATAGAGGTCAAATAGACGATAAAGTTATGACAAATCGTGAATGGATAAATAGCCTGTCAAACGCAGACTTCGTAACATGGCTTGTAGGACCGATCGAGTGGGATAGCGAAATGGAAGAATATAAAGAGCCGCATCCGAGGTTGGAGTATTTGAAACGTACAAACACGAATTTTTTCAGTTCGTTTCAAGAATGGCTGAAAAAGGAAAGAAAGTAAATAAAAGTCGAATTTAACAATAGAAAGGAATTGGAATAAATATTATGAAAGTAGACATTTTTAATACAGACAAAAAATACGACATTATATACGCAGATCCGCCTTGGGCTTATCGAGTTTATACAAATAAAGATAAAGGCAGAACTGCAGAAAGTCATTATCCCACAATGAGTAAACAGGACATTCAAAATTTACCTATTCCTAAAATAAGCAATAAAAATTCTGTGCTTTTCTTATGGGTTACAGCACCTTGTTTACAAGAGGGTTTGGAACTTGTAAAGGCTTGGGGTTTTACTTATAAAACAGTTGCTTTTACTTGGGTTAAAAAATGTAAAAAATCGGATAAGATATTTTTTGGGATGGGGTGCTACACTCGATCAAATGCAGAGTTTTGCTTAATCGCAACAAAAGGGAAAACTTTGGAGCGTAAAAGCCACTCAATATCATCAATAATTTTTTCTCACGTCGAAGAACATAGTAAAAAGCCCGGCGAAACAAGAGAACGTATAGTCGAATTGTTCGGCGATAAGCCTCGCCTCGAACTCTTTGCTCGTCAGTACGCCGACGGGTGGGACTGTTGGGGAAATGAAGTATAATAAAAGGAATTAAATATGGAATCTATAAAATTAAATCTTAAACAAACGTTAAGATTGCTAACCGCAATAGAATGTACAAAACCGAAATTATTCAATGAAATAACACAAACTGCAGACAAATGCAGTACAGTTTATGCTGAGTTTGACTTGCAAGGCACATATAAATTGATATTTAAAAGCACTAATTCAAATAATTGCATACAACAATATGTATCATGGGACTCAACGGACAATATACATAATTATATTATGAATACTGAAAACAGAGTTTCCCCATGTGATTAAGAAGTGACATACAAATCTTCAGTAATATAACAATAGCATAAACTGCTTGACAACGCTACATAATAAGCGTATAATAAAACTAAAAGAGGTAACAATGTCAAAATTAAGAAAGGTTCAGAAAAATCCGTTGATAAATGCAATCATACATTTTGAAAGTATTGACGGGAATATCAAATGCAAGTTTGCTGGAAGTAAATTGTCCGTTCTCGCGGGTGTCGAAACAATAATGTGTGATTTCGCAAAGAAAACACAAACACCGCTGTTAAAGGTTTTGGAAATCGTGAGTTCGGCAATTAACTACGAAGCAGAACAAGAAAAAAGAAAGGAGGAGGCAAAGGCTCCGTTCGGGGCTGAATTTGAGTAATATGATAAAAATAATTAAACAAGGCGTAAAAGAATTCCACATAACTTGTCCGTATTGTGGTTGTGAGTTCACCTACGAAAACGAAGATGTGTGCAACTCCGAAGTGATTTGCCCATGTTGCTTAACAAATCTGCCACACAAAGGCATAACAGCACCATTCCCGATGCCGATTTGGTATAATCCACAGTTTGTACCCGACGGATATAAAATCAGAGGTGGATTAAACAAGCCTACTGATAAATGCGATGATTTGGTTTATCGCCCTTTCACGCTTCCCGATTGGGCAACGAAATCGGATAATTGGAGCGGTTGTGAAGGCTGTCCGAATAACCCGAAATATCTTAAAACACCTTACGTCGGAGATACTCCTTGTCAGTGGTGTCAGAAAAATCCTAACAAGGTAACTTGCACAAGTAACGCAAGTAAGGGTGAAATAAAATGATAAAAATGGAATATTTTTGCACTTGTCCGATTTGCGAAAAAGAGATTATCGGGAAAAATTTGTATAAAAAGCATCTTACCGAAGAAGTCGAGAAAATGATCACTAAGATAAATAATGGAATTCCTGATTTAAACGAATTCGGTTTAAGTATCACTGTAAATAAATCACCTTATACGACATGCGATTATCTCAATTTTAATAAATTTAAGCAGGAGGGGAAATCCAATGAAAAATAATCAGGAAATTCACATAACCACCGACGGCAAGACTACTTATGCCGTTTTAAAACAAGACGGAAAAGTCTTGAGCCGTTCTGAAGCAAAATGTCATCCCGACGACAAGTTCGATTTTGAAACGGGCGCGAAAATTGCTTTTGACAGACTCGAAATAAAAAAGGAAGTAGACGAGCCTAAAAATCTTTTTAAACCCGGAGATATCGTTGAATGTATTTTTGATTTTAAAACATTCGGAGCATTTCCGCCTAAAGGAACAATGGGAAAAGTAATAAGTATTACGAGGCAAGGCGTGTTGGTGCGTTGGGCAAAAGGTTCTACTTATGGCAACGGAGAGTGGTGGATTTCTGCTTGTGATATAAGAAAAATCCATCAACACGAAGAGTCATTTAAGGTCGGCGATATCGTCGAATATATTTCTGATGAATTCAGCCAATTTGATACAAAATATTTCCCCCATAAAGGGACTCGCGGAGAAATATTGGAACTTGACGATCATAAATCCGCCGCCGTAGATTACTGTGTGCGTGTTCGTTGGGAAAAGGGAACAACCAGCGGAAACGGAGAATGGTGGTGCAGAATAAAAAAACTAAAAAAAGTTGAGTCTAAATATTCTTTCAAAGTCGGCGATATCGTTGAATATATTTCTGATAAAGTCAGCCAATTTGATTCAATCTATTTCCCACCTAAAGGGACTCGTGGTAAAATAGTGGGACTTGAAAGCGAAAAAACTCCGAACAGATGCGCTCTTGTTCAATGGGAGAAGGGAACAACTTGTGGTGACGGGAAGTGGTGGGTTTTACTAACAATCATTAAGAAAGTTGATAAATTCCCTAAATATTCTTTCAAAGTCGGTGACCGCGTAAGGTTTCGCTCTTGGGACGATATGGAATCCGAGTTTGGAATAGAGCCTAAAACTGGGCGTATTAATATTCGCAATAAAATTTATTTTACCAAAGATATGCGCCCTCTTTGCGGAACTTATGCAACAATAGAAACAATGCGTAAGTATGAAACCGGAATAACAGAAGTTAAATTAAAAGATTTTTCTTGTAAAGACACTTGGTTAAGAATACATGTATTCTCCACAGATATGCTTGAACCTACATCGACTAAGGGGTATAAATCATGAATAAAATTCCCAAATGGCTTATGTTCGTATTGGCTTCGCTTTTGGTCCTTGAGGTCGTTGCTCTTGGTTTCAATATCTCGTCCTGTATGCCCGAGAGTTGCGGCTCTTCCGAAGATCGTAAGACAAAGGACGAGTGGATTACCGAAGTCGCAAACGCCGAAATCGAAAAGAATATATACTTCGGCTTTACAGAAACTACTTATCCGCTCGCTACAACTATTTCCCCCGCTAAACAATCCGAGCAGTCACAATATAATTACGTATTTATTCAGATTCGTAGCATTAATGAATATGATACAATCGCGCTCTGTTGCGTGTATCTCAAAGTCGTCGTTTCCGATAATCTGTCCGATTCTAAAAAAATCAAACAGTCGCAAATCTTAATCCAGCCAATCGATACCAAAATAAAAGTATTTTATAACTAAAGGTTTTTCCAATGAATATCAATTATCCTTACAATCTTATTTTAAAACTGTTCGGTAAATCCATCGACGGAATCGATACCGAGAACTTTACCGCTAACTTCCACAAAGCCGCAACTGCCGCAGGCGTTTCTCCACGCGATATCGATATCGTTCTGCTTCACGAACGCGACGGCTGGTCTTACGCTATGATAAGTAAAAAATATTCCTGTTCGCGTCAAGCCGCTCAGGTTTGGCTTCATAAGGCAATAAACACTATCGGCAAAGTCGAGTTCAAGCATTTCTTTTATTTGCCTTGCGACGCCGAAAATCCGCTCACAGAGCCTGCTTATAATTCTGTCGCGCCGGATAACCCGCTTAACGACCGCATATCCGAACATTGCTTCCCTTACCGATATATATGCGCGCTCGAAAAAGCCGGGTATACGTATATCTCGGATATCGCAAAACTTAGTCGCTCCAAACTACGCAAAATAAAAGGCGTAGGCTCGACCGGGGCTGTCTTAATCGAAGCCGTTCTCAAGGATATGCAAATCCCGCGCACTTCCCACGAGGTTCTCTACGCGATAACCGAACTCGCTAAAAAGTATAAAATTTCGTATCTTAACGTCGAGTATACCGCAAAGTATCTTCGGACGCTCGAATCGTATGCGAATAAGCCGGAGGATGAGTATTGATATGTTTCTACGCTTCGTAACAAAAAAAGATTACGCCGCTATGCTCTACACCGTTCTGTCGCATCAGGCGTATATGTGGTACCCCGGGAAAAGTTCTGCTCTCGATATGAAAGCAAACTCCATACTCAAAAAACTGCTCTGTAAAAAGAAGTATCTTTTCAGCGACGATTCACCGCTTAAAGAACAGCCCACTCGTCGCGGGTTCCAACTTTTGCTCAATTTCGGGTTTGTTTTACCGAAATATCGTAAGGAATTCAAACTGCTCAAAAACGGCGAAAAGATTCCGCTACTCGGCGAAGATTCTATCTACTATGTCTGACTTTTGCAATTAACCGGCGACGATTTCGTTTCCGGTTCTTTTGCTTTTTACCAAAAAAGGAAAACTACTTTACCAAAAAAGGAAATATCATATGGCATTAGCAAAAAACAATACGACCGGCGTGACCGGCGTTACCTTTGAAAACTATTCGCACAAGTATCGCGCATACGTTCATTTGGGCGGCGAAAAAATCTCGCTCGGGTATTTCGATACGTTATCGGAAGCCGCAAAAGCCCGTTCCGACGCTCAACAGTTTTACAAGACACCGCTCGTCAGCAGACTTCGACTTGTAGACTTTCTTTCAAAGAAATACGGACTGACTGCCGACTATACGCTTTCGGGCGTTTTAGACGCTCTCAAGGCTTACAAATTCGGCAACGAAAGTTTCCCGACGTTTGCTATCAATTATTTCAAAAATGCGGGTACGTTTTATTCCGAGCCTGTCTATCCGGAAATGCCCACACTACTACAGTGGATGAACGGAATGAGTATGAGCCGTATATCCAAAACGACCGGGCAGACGCCTACCGAAGTAAAGCAAACGATCCTTACGTCCATCTCTCAATTAAGGGGACCTCGGGTATGCTGATATTATTAATATTTATAATCGGCGGACTGCTCGAAATCGGACTTATCGCGTCGATTTTCATACCGTATTTTCGTCACAAAGCATACAAAGATATCGAGCAAAAAACTTTGCTGAGCAAAAACGAGCAGGAAATCTCTTCTCAAAATTCCCCAAAATCCGTCAAATCCGACGACGAAAATTCTGCCTCAAAAAAAACCCACAATATATAGTAGATTTTTTTCTAACGAGTTTTTGAAGTTTATGAATTTTTCTGCGACGACCTACGATTTTTAAGCAATATTTCAAACTGATTTTAATTATTTTCGGCATAATCTGCGTGGGATTTTCCTATGCAGATTTTTCTTTTGCTTTTAATTTTTGGTATCTGATCTTCTTTTTTTTGCTTTCGGGAGTTCCGTTTTTGTTTTGCGTTCGGCTTCGGGCTTTCATATTATATAAAGCGCACACGCACATATACGCACACGCACATATACGCACACGCGCGCGTAGGAATCGATTTATTTTAATTGTTTATTTTGATTGATTTCGATCTGTTTTTTATGAACGTTGCCCTCTTTTTGTCAACGCCTGTCAATTTGTAAGTTGTCTATATCTTGCTACATTTTTCTTGCTCTGAAATAATGTCGGGAAATCACTTACATACCACCCCCATTTTTTTTAGTCAGTTATATATAAAAGAGTTGGAAACTGACCCGTAAGAAACTGCCTGAGAGGTATTAAAAACTGACTAAATTTAACAAAAACTGCCTAAAATGGCTCTTTTTAGGGGCAATTTTAAGTTTATGTGTATGTTTTTTTATGGCAAAATCGTAGATAATTTCTAATAAAACGCTCGCTCTTGCGCGTAATAAATATATAAAATATATAAAATTCCTATACGATCCCATATACATACATGTAAAGGTTTTATGCGCAAAAGGAATTTATTACGCCAAATAAGGGGTAAAAAGAAAGAAAATTAAAGATAAATACAGTCGATTTTGAGAATTGTGAAAATTGCACTTAAATTTCAAATATTAGCAAAAATTAAAATTATGTCAGTCAAAAGTTTGCAATGTTTTAAAAAATTCGGGGCTGTCAATCAAAAAACTGCGAAATTTGCGATTTTTTCGCTTTGGCTCGCTTTCGGTTGCGTATCATGCGCATGAGGGGCTTCGGGCTTTTCACTTTGGCTGCCTGTGTGGTCCTTTTCTCGCCACCCAAAAAAAATTTCGGAAATTTGCAAAAAACTCTTGACATTTTCGTTTCGGTGTGCTATACTCGAGGCGAATAACGGGTTCGGAGTTCTCGCTCTTCGCTCGTTACTTCGTAAAATTTTGACTTCTTCCCTCGGAGGCTTTCCCCCTATGCAATCTTCCGATAACTTCGACGCCGCTGTAGTTTCTCAATTCTTTGCCGATTGTGGTTTTTCCGTTTCGGGTTCTTTGGGTTCTTTATCTACCCCCGCGTCTTGTGTTCGCTCTCAGCCTGCATTATTCCCCTCGATAGCCTATCGCCATCGTCTGCGTTGCTTTACCCTCTACTTTCAGGGACCGCATCGCTGCGGGCTTCAACGCTTCAATTTCTCTGAAGCCGATTTCTTCGACGCTTTCGAGAACTCTAAATTCCTCGGACTCGCCGCTTCTTCTTACGACGACGACTCCCGGGTTCCTTTCGATCAGTCCGATTTGTTCGCTAATTCAGGTCGCTCAGATCGCATTTACCCTAAACTCGTTTTTAAGTTCTTTTCCGTTACTCCAACCGTTTTGCACCTCGCTAAACGACTCGATAAAAAACGAAAACGGAAAATCTTTCTCCAGCCTAAACTCGCCGCAGTCTATAAGGCTCTCGGCGTCTATTCCTTTCCCGGTACCTTTCGCAAAAATCCCGAACATAGATTCTCTGCCCCCGAATTCGTTCGCAACGCTTTGAATCCCCTCCCTGACAATATGCAGGTAATTGTTCGTAACGCCGCTCTTTCTCACAACCTTAACTGGTTCCATTTGTATTTCGACGAGTTTCTCGATATGATTGGCAGAAAGGCGGTTACAAGGCGAATTCGCAACGAGGTCGAGAAAGACTTCAAGAAAAGAGTAAACGAGGCTCAGAGGGCGTAAAGAGGCGTTCAGAGGGGCATTGCGAGTTCGGTCGCAACACTCGGGTTTGGACGTTTTGGACCGCGTTCGCTCGCTAAGATTTTCTCTGTGTGGTTCTTCTTTCGTTTATTACGATTTGCTCCGTTTTGGTGAGTTCCTTTTCCATTTTTGGATTTTGAATTTTCCATTTTCGGTTAATATATTTTTTTTCTTAAAGGTGGTGCTTTCCTCTATGCCGAATAACGATTTCGATAACGATTTCCTCGATAACGATTCCGACGTCGTCACAGTCAAAGATCATCCCCCCGCTCCCGACTCGCCCGACTTCGCTTCCTCTTCTAAAAAAGGCTATAAGTCCGACGTCGAACCTAAGGTCTATATGGACCTGCTCCGTAAGCCTAATCGCCCCGATAAGCATATCAAAAACTTCGACTTCACCCTCGAGGACTTCGAGAACCTTTGCTCTGTCTGGACTCCAAAAAAAGATTTCACTCTTTTACTGCACTGCTCCGCTTCCGACCTCGATAAGTTTTGTAATATCGCCTATAATATGAATTTCAACGACACCTATGCTAACCTCATCGGCGTCGCTAATCTCTGGGCAAGACGCGCTATCTCTAACCTCGCTCAACGCGGGAATAATACCGCTATGGCTTGCATGATTAAACACTTCATGAAACTCGACGTCGTCGTCGCACCTCAGCCCTCCGTTACGATTATCAACGATTTGGGTTCGGGTAAATATAATGATAAAAATAATAATAAATAAGGAGATTTTTTACTATGATTGATAGGTTTGCAAGGGAATTGCTTGCCTCTCAGGGGGAGCAAAAGCATTTTTCGCGCGCACTTATTACCCGTAACGTAACTCCTTTAAAACTCGGTGAAACACCGGCTACAAACGAAGCGGTGAAGTACACCGATTTTTTTTACACTTTAAAGTGGAAACCATCAAATTACGGAGCGAATAAAACTAATCCGTATTTGATAAAATGCGATTTGTTTACCGGCTCGAAAATTAGAGCGAGTAATTATGATGGATTACAAAGAGCGGCGCGAAATTATCCTTGGATAAAATTTCTTGTGGAATATACCACAATAAGCGAGGCTGATTTTAAGCGCGCTAATGCAAATCAGTTAATAGAGTTCCCTTTTTTTTTAACTACGAGAAGTATGAATCGGAAATGCGAGCGCAGATTCCGAATTGTCCCAAATATTATCCTATGTATGTAACATATAAAGATGCAATCGAAGAAGTGCGAATGAAAGAAGATTACTATATAGGAAAAAATAAAATGACCGAAGAAGAGAGGTTCAAAGCAATTTTATGACGATTAAGGAATGGTTTCAGAAGAAGTTGTTCGGACGGAGCGGAATCGCGAAAGAGAATGGAAAGCCCGATCCTGAGCGACTGACGTTTATAAATAATAATGACGCGCTTACACGTACACGTATACGCGAATATAATATATGGTACGGCGGGGACGGCGACGAACTGCTGAATTACTATACCCACGCGAATATGTACGAGGTAAACTACGAGCCGTTTTATGCGAGAAACAAGAGAAGTTACTTTTGGGCGATATCGTCATCAGAAACTGATATCAAGCGAACGCATAGCGGACAGCCCCGGAACATAGTCGATACGCTTGTGGGAATATGTCGGTTTCCGACGATAAGTTCCAAAGTGACCGGCGACGGACAGAATATAGTCGACGCGAACCTGAGAAAGATAATCGAAGAGGGACGACTGAAAGACGTGTACAGACAAGAGCAGTTGCCGCTAACGTTAGTCGAGGGTTGGGGCTGTTATAAAATATGTTGGGATAAAGACATATCGGATTATCCGTTCGCGACATATTACAGAGCAGAGAACGTCGACTTTATATATAAAAGCAATCGGATAGTGAGTGTGGTTTTTAAAGATTACTACACAGCAGAAGATGGGAAGCAGTATATGCTCGCCGAAACGCGAAGCATAAAATACGATAAAGACGCAGATAATCGTTATCTTGCGATCGAATACGAATTGTTCAGACTGTCGGGGAGCGACGATGACATAGCCGCCGCCGAAAAAATAGATTTGAAAAGCATAGAAAAGTTCGCAGAGTTGCAGGATATGAAAGTGTCGAATTGTAATTTATTGCTTGCAGTACCTTGTATCTTGTTTGCGAATACGTCGAAAGTCGGCGGGTACGGCAGATCGATATTCACAGGCAAAATCGATTTGTTCGATGATTTGGACCAATGTCTATCGCAAGCATCGAACAGTGTGAGAAAATCCACACCAGTCGAATACTTCAATGCAGATTATCTCGAGAGAGATCCGAAAACGGGCATGCCGATTCAGCCGCATGCGTATGACCGAAAGTATACGGTAATAAACGGACAGCGAAATGCGGACGGAACGAGTACGGGCGAAGCCGTGCAGACGACGCAACCGAATATCAACTTCGGGCAGTACAGCGAGCAAGCCGTGCAGATACTCTTACAGATCATAAACGGAGTAATGTCGCCGGCGACGTTGGGAATCGACATAGCAAAGAAAGACAACGCCGAGGCTCAGCGCGAGAAAGAAAAAGTAACGATTTTCACGCGAAACGGAATAATCGATAGCGAAACGCTGATTCTGAAATCGCTGTGTTCGCAATTACTGTGCGCGAAAGAGTTAATGGATAGCGAAAAGATAACCGTTCGGGATTACGACATATCGGTGAAGTTCAGCGAGTTCGCAGATTCGTCGTTCGAGAACAAACTCGAAAAACTCGGAGCGGCTTTGGACGCGCAGTGCATTTCCGAAGAAATGTATATGACAAAACTGTACGATGATACGTTGGCTCCGGACGAATTTGAGCGCGAAAAGCGGTGGTTAATCGAACATCACACGCGCCCACGTGACGAGGGAATGCTCGGGATTGCGGGTGACGGGGCTAATTTACCCGGGATGACCGGCGAACCGACACCCGAAAACGAGGCAAACGGCGAAATCGGCGCAGAAGAAAACGCATAAATTAGTGTGGCGGACGAGAGAAAATTAGTCTTTCGTCCGTTTTTATTAAGTAAGACCGTGCTAATCAGGTGAAATTCTAATGAAAGTTAAGCAAAACCCACTGACAATTTTAGACTACAAGCGGATGACGGACGAGGCGTTCAAGGCAATAGTAGACGGAATAGAGCGAAAAACGAGCATATCGGAGTTTGAAAAGTCCTATAGCCGTGCGTTGAAAATGTATAATTATGCAAAGAAAAGTGAATATTATGCAATTTTAGACGCTGTTATGCAAGTCTACCGTGCTACTAAAAGAGCAACCGAGAGCGGAAAATGGACGGATATTTTGGCTCAGACCGCGACGTTCAATCGGATATTTTATGCCTGCAAGAGAGCCTCGGAAAGTACGCGAATCGAGGTCAAAAAGGACGCCGTTCGCCGTGCGTTTGATAGGGGATTTATATTCTTTATCTGCACAACGCACCCGAATTCGGCGAGCGATCACCGCGACTTGCAAGGCAAAATTTACGTCGATAAAAATTGGCGATCGCGGGTAAAGCCTGAACTGTATCTTGCCGTGCTATCGTATATCGAACTGCGACACATTATGACGGTTCAGGAAGTTATGGGAAAACCGTATTGGCTGACTACGCGTCCGTACTGCGGGCATAATTTTAAAGTTATACCTACTGCGACCGTGCTAAATACTCCGCAAAATTTGCTCGTTCAGACATACGCGGAAGTCAAGCCAAAGCGGATTACGAGCGAGCAGGACTATTATAATTTCCGTCGCGAGGTATATCAAAAATTATATAACCGAGTACCCGTGCCGGCTTTCGACCGCAAACGGCGCACAAAATAGAAAACCTCGGAATTTATGCGGGATTTTGCGGGGCGATGTATCTATTTTGTAGGGGTAAGTCCGTGCAGAATGTATCCATTTTGTAGGGGTGTTTCCGGGCGTTGCCATGTAGGAAATTACATATCGGGACATCGCGGACGTGATACCTCGAGCCGTGTAAGTCAATAAAGGACGGCGGGAAATCCGTCCTTTTTTTGTTGCTCTCAGAACATCTCGTTCTCGACCTTTTGGATAACTTCAAGCAATGCGCTTTGGCTCGCTTTAAACGATTCGTAAGCGTTATCACCCGCCGCCGCAAACTTGCTTTCGTTGTTCGCGTTGTCCGTGTAAATTGCCTTTAATTGTCTGAGCGAAAGCGTTCCGAACGCGTACATTCTGCGGTATAATCCGTAATACAATTCGCGTTGCTTTTCGTCCATTATATCACCCCCTTATAGATTGCCGTTTATGAGCATACCGAGGGCGAAAAAGCCCGCGATAAATGCCCATAACGCTAAGTTTATTAATATTCCCTTTATGCTCGGAAATGGTTGCTTGTTGCCATAATCTAAGAATTTACGATCCATTACGTTTTACTTCCTTTATGTATATTTATGCAATCGTACAACTGCCGGATTCAAGCAATCTGTAATTGTACTTATAAATTCCGTCGCTGAAATAACCTTGTACGCCGTCCGCCCATCTTTTTTCAAGCATTATCTCATCGCCTTTGTTTTTGCCGTTTTCAAGGTCAACCGGGGTTTTCCACCATATTTTCGTACCCTTTGCGGCTTTGCGATAACTGAACGCGTTTTTCTTTTCTGCCTGTTGTTTATGGTATTCATAACACTTTTCGCGCCATTCATTCGCAAGTTTGTTTTCCGTCGGGCTTAACAGTTTCAGAATTGCTTTCGGACAATTATATCCGACTGTTTCGTCCATATCTTTATAAAAGAATTCTCCGTTCTGCATCTGAGTCAGGACTATTGCCGCCCATATTTCTTTTGTGGATTCGTCCTGAACTGCCGCGAAATACGTGGAGCCGACCATCTGCGACTTTAAAATCTTCTGATTGCGCGAAAACATTTCGTCTAATTCCGCTTTCTTATCGATTTTGCCGTTTTTGTAATGCGTTGCAAAGTAACTTGTCCATCCCATAATATATAAACCTTCCTTTTGTGAGGGCTTTCCGCCTTCAACTATTTATATTATACCATATATAGATAGCGTTGTCAACTGTTTAACCGAAATATTTTAAAATATTTTTATTCTGAAACATCCGCCCGGGAACGGATACCGATTAGCACGGACTGCATCGGTCTGCCCGGAGATAAGGTGTGGATATTCTTCGGAAAGGCTATGCGCTGTAATGCGGATTCGGGGTGCGGGGTGACGGTTTGCACGGGCTATATAGGACAAAAGAAAAACGGAACGATTTCCGCTCCGTTTGTTCTTGTTATTTGCCTTGTATACCTTGTAAAAAGTCTTTAACCATTGCAACGCAACTATCTGCCGTTACGCAGATTTTAAACGAGTTATTCTCGCAGGTGACGTGTAAATATTCTTCGTCACCGTCAAAGATATAATCGCAATCGTTAAAGCCTGCTTGCCTTGCTAATGGCTTTATAATATCGACCGTAAAGCGTCTTTTGCCCATGTAATTTTCGCCGTATAATGCTTTTCTCATCTTCTGTTTACCTCCGCGTTCCATTTATTCGCTTGCTCGTTTAATATCGAGCGATATTCTCTTTCGCCATCGTCCGTTCCGCGATCTTCGTTTTCTTCGTCATAAACGGCGCATAAGCCTAACATGGTCAACTCTGAATTGTTAAGTCCAAAACTTTCTTTTAACCATTCCGAAACGGCTACATCGCCATCTTCTTCGGTTTTTTGCTTTATGATTTCATTGAATAGCCATAACCTGAAATCATCAATCATATTATACGTTTTCTTTTCGTCCATATATAAATCTCCTTTGCAATGGCTTTCCGTCCACTTGCAAGTACATTATACCATATATAGATAGCATTGTCAAGTATTTAAACAAACTTTTTAAAAATATTTTTATTCTGAAACGTTCGCAACCCGCCGCCCGGGAATTAGCACGGACTATATAGAAAAAAGACGGAACGCAATGTTCCGCCCTTTTCCTTGATTGAGATTTATATATATGTTATGTGTGAGCGTAAATATTAAGGTTAAAATCGTTTTTAGTGGCTCGCGTTGTCTTTATTGCTTTATTGAAATAATCTATCGCGGATTGTTTATCTTCGGTGTACATCATACCATAGGCAACCGCCTTCGTTTGACGTTCGACGCCATAAAGTCCACAATCATATTTTACAAGGCATATCGAGCCTTTTCTCGCTAATATAATCATCGTTTATTCTCCCTTTGCTTGTTGTTCAAGCATTGTGTATTTTAAATCGTATAACTTCGTCAATTTAGCCGTTATTCTATCTTGTTCGACCTGATTACCGTCCGCTTCTCTTCGGGCGATTAAAAGCCGCCCTATGGCTTCTCGTAACGCTTCTATCGTCATAATAAATTCCCCATAATCCATTCGATCGCCTGCTTTTCGGTATGTCCCGGGTGTTCTTTCGACCATTGCTCGAGCCTTAACTCTTTTATCTTTCTGTCAACTGAGCCGGCGGGGGTATCCGCTATAGCAATCTCAAAGCCGTTTAACACTCTTTTCATTTTGCCATCTTCAAGTTCTTCGTATGGGATTAAACCGTAATATGTGTTATTATTTTCCGTTCTGTTATGATATTTCGGGTTCGTATCGGTTATTAATACAAACTCGCGATCCATTATGTTTACGCTCTTTGTTAAGACTTTCATATTATTCACCATCCCTTTCAACTTCAAATTTTGCCTCGGAAATCAATAAATATAATTTCTTATACTTCTCTGCTTCTTTGAGATAAAATTGTGTTAAGCCGGGAATTTCGGCTTCTTCTGCGTACTTCTGAGCGCGTTCGATCATGGAATCCAATGCCGCTAAAATTTCGCCTGTCTGAGTACCATCAAGTTTTACTACTTTTACTAACCTTTCCATATTATATAAATCTCCTTGGGGTTTCGCCCTTCAACTGTCTATATTGTACCATATATAAATAGCAATGTCAACTATTTTTCGCATCTTTTTAAAAATATTTTTATTTCTTTTCGCCCGGAGAACGGCTCGCAATTTTGCACGGCTACCGGGATAAAAGAAAAGCGAGGATTTCTCCCCGCTTTCGGTTAGTCGCATAAATACGACCATGATTCTATTTTGCTAAGTCCGTAACGCTTTAAATACGTTTGTAAGCGTTTTTCAAAGCGTTCTTTGCATTTCTTCAATGCGACTATATAACCCGCTCTATCGTCGGCAGAAATGACTTTGTGCGGCTTGTTTCCGTAATACATTGAGTGTTTATACTCAGACATAAAACCGACCGTATAAAAGCCGTCTAATCCTGTCCCGAACAGATAGCCGTTTCTCGTTTCGTCCTCGGCTTCCTTTATCTGAACGTCGATCTGTTTCAGGTTCTCCGAAATGAAAAACTTTTCAGACTTTCTCGCCCGTTCCGCAAGATCTGATGCCTCGTTCATCTGTTCCTGACTCGAAACGCCGCAGAAACCATAACCAAAACAAAACGATGTTTTTATCTTCGGCTTTTCGATTTCTACGATCTCGCCCGTTGTCAATTCCGTCAGGCTATCAAGATATGTGTTTTGTAGCCATTTAACATACTTGCGGCTGTTTTCGTCGTCGCCGTATTCTTTGATGTAACTGTTTTCAAGTGTTGCGTACAAGTCCCTAACTTCTTTCATATATATAACCTCTCTTTGCGGGGTTTAGCCGCCCGCTCGGCTTGTTGTTTATTGTCTTTCTATAAACCAAGCATAAAAGTTTTTTCATCAAGTTGTTCTATCGCCCAATAATAAGACCAATCGGCAGTTTTCGGAGAAGTTACTTCCCCAATTTTCAAGTTGTGTTCTGTCGCATTACTGCAACATACACACCCGTTTGATACGCTTTCGGTCATTTCGTCGGCTGCCCAATCGTAACCTTTCTCTCTTAATATTTTGCAGAACTTTTCCGTTGCCTTTTCAATGTTGCTTGCCTTAATCTCCTTATCGAACTCAACTCTTTTCATTTTTAACTCCCTTGGGGTTTCCCTGCTCACTTTCTGATTATATTATACTACATATAGTTCACATTGTCAAGTACTTTTTAAAACTTTTTCAATTTTTTTTAAATTATTTTTGACTTGCTCTGCACCCCGGGGATTTGCACGGCTTACATCTGTTCTGCTCTGACGTAATACCCACAAGAAAAACTCAGGCTTTCCCTTTGTGGTTCTTCCGTTTGACTTATTCTCTCGCTGGAAATTTTGCACGGCTTACGGAAGGCAAAAAGAAAACCGCCCTTTCGAGCGGCTTTCGATTTTATCCGATTGCTATTATGTTTGATATTTTAATGTCAAAACAAGCCGTTTGACTGCTTTTTCTATCGCTGACGAGTTTCTGTTCGACGAGTTCCGCTTTCGTCGTTTTCTCGCCGTTTATCGTCCATTCAGAACGCGTTGCCGTATGCGTTGTATAAACTCGCAACATATATTCGCCCGTCTTTTCTGACTGTAAAATATAATTAACGTCGCCGTCTTTCCATACCTTACCATTAAGCCCGCCCGTTTCTTTGTTTATGTTCGCTTTCAGGTGGGAGTAATTTATTCCCAAGCGGTAAACACCTTTACACTTTTTAACGATGTTTTTATCTCTACCCGCCGCCAGCGTATAGGGGTTTGCGTAATACTCTATGCAAACAAACGCGCCTTTCTTTTTGTCTTTTGCCTTTTTGATAACTTCCTGTAATTCCATAACATAAACCTCTCTTTTGCCTTTCGGCTTTATCTGTATATAGTATATCATATATAAATAGCATTGTCAACTATTTTTGCAAGTTTTTTGAAAATATTTTTTATTATCTGATAGCCGGATATTTAGCACGGCTACCCGAAGATAAAAAGAAAACGCCCTTTTCGGGCGTTCGCTTTTAATGTAATTTAAAGTAAACCGCTTGCCCCTCTCTCAGGCTCCAACAACTTTTGCAAGACTTGCAAGAGCCTTGACAAGGGATCGCAAACTCGGGGATGTTGTTTTCGGCGGGATCTTTTAACTCTACATATGCAACCGGGAAATTATACGGATTATCGATTTTAAACGATTTTCCCCAACCACTGAAAACAATGTGTAAATTGTCGGGAATGTTTCCGCCGTTCGCAATAAACTCGTTGACAATCTCAAATTTTTTAGTAAACGCTAAAAATTTTGTATCGGGGGAATTTTTCGCAATATTAACCATCATTTCAAAAAACTTTTTATTGACGATATCACCCGAAGAAAACCAACGGAAGAAACGATAAACAATATCGCCGTTGTTGATCCATTCGGTAAGATCTTTTTCGAGTTTTTCGGGGTTGTTTATAAATTCGTTCAGGTTATTTTTTAAAGACTGTTGGACGTTGCCGTACATCCAATTACCTTTACAAGCATAGCAATTTTTTTTACAAGGCGCATCGCATCTACAAGTTACGATCGCGGGAAGATTAAACGACGGGATTTTATCCCCGAGTTTACTATTACTTAAAGAAACATGCATCTTAATCACCATTGCAAGCCGTTCGCATCGGCTCGCCCTTTCTTTTTTCTGATTATATTATACTATATATTGATAACATTGTCAAGCATTTTTAACAACTTTTTAAAAATATTTTTATTTTTTGTCGCGTACTCGCCCGGGTATACGCGTATATAGGCACGGTAACATATATCTTATATGAACGCTCCGCCCCGCCCCTCGCTGAAGTTCCACAAGCAAAGCCGGGTAGGGGTGGTGGGCGAAAGGTCTTTTGCAGGAGCGGGTTGAGTGAATCATTCCCCTCCCGCCAAACCCAATCTTAGGCAGTTTTTAAATATCTCAGAGCAGCCTTAGGCAGTTTTTAAAATAATCCAAACCAAACTTAGGCAGTTTTTGATAAAGCAGTGCAACCCGACTAATTTTTTTTGTAAATGAAGTTATATAACAAAACAAACAAATTTAAAAATGAGCCGAAAAGAATTGTGATAGTGGAGTGATAAAAGCGGAATAAAACAAATTTAAGTGCAATTTTTTAAATCGCAAAAATTCACTGTAATTATCATATATTTTAGTGTGGATTTACCTCTTTTTTACATAAAAAATTTATAATTTATATAAAATATACATGAAAAATGAAAAAGAAATTTATAGGAAAGAATAGTAAAATTAGGAATTTTTTACGCGAAAAATTGAAATTTGCGAGGAAAAAGCCAAGGAATTATCGAAGATTTTGAGAATTGTGAAAACTGCACTTAAATTTAAAACGCGACATTGAATTATGACGAAGCGGTGAAAATGCGACCAAAAACACCAAAAAGTGACAAAACGCAAAGTTTTGAACTGAAAATCCACAAAAAAGAACGAAACGAACAACAAGCAAACGAACGAAACGAAAAAAAACGAAAAACTTTTTTTCTCAATTCATTGTGGATATTCCTTTCCGCTTTTCGCGATACGGAAACGGGGTAAAAGGGGAAAACAAAAATTATTTGAAATTTTTCGTAAAAACTCTTTACAAAGAGAAAAATGTGTGGTATTATGTAGACGAAAAGGCATACCGACTGCCATAAGTCGGGCATATTAACTCAAGGAGAGAGGTAAAATTCCGAATGCAGAATGAAATCAAAGAAGAGGTAAAGAAACCCGAATCCGAAGCAGACAAAGAACTCAGCGATTTGTTTGTGAAAGACGAGGAGGTAGCCGCTACCGAAAACAAGGCAGATACCCTTACTGCTGGGCAGGAAACCGACGGAACGAAAGAGGACACCGAAGTCAAAACCGAAGAGCCGTCCGTCGATATGTCGGCTGAAGAAAAAAGCGGCGCAGAAAATTCCGAAAAACCCGAAAGTGAAAATTCGCAGAACACCGCGCAGACAGACGCGCCGGAAGTCGAAAAAGCGATATTCACGCAGTCGCAAGTCAATAAATTGACAGGCAAAGCAAGAGAAGAAGGCAGAGCGTCGGCTTTGAAAGAATTGTTTGCGCGATATGGCGTGGCTGACGAGAACGAGTTGAACGGAATATTCGGCAAAGGACAAACGTATGACGACCTGAACGAAGAATATGCCGCGCAGGGCAATTCGGTCAGAGAAGTCAGAGCCGAAAACGCTTTACTCAGAACAAACATAGTTCCTGAACGTTGGGACGACGTTAAAGCGATTCTTGGCACGAAAGGTCTTGAGGTTTCTCAGGAAAACATTACCGCAGAATTGGCGACGCATCCGGAATGGCGAGGAGCGAGTGTGGCAGTTGAATCGGAAAAGAAACCGTTCAGCCCGGAATTGGGCGAGCAACTGAAGAACACTCCGACGCAGAAACCGGACGCGACGGAAAGCAAGATGTCGCCGCTCAGACGGTTAGGCACTGAAAACGGCGAAAACGAATCTCCCGAAGTTGCCGAAGAGAAGAAAATTCTCTCGATGTTCGGGCTGTAAAAATTTCTGTGGATTATCCAAAAGGAGAAAGTGAATTATGACTATCGATGAGGCTAAGAAAGCATTTGACGAAATGAGAGCGCAGGGCGCGGACGATAATGCGATACTCGGAACGCTGTACAGAATGTTCCAAGACGACAAAATCGACGTAGAGCAACTCGGCGCGCTTGTAAACGTACTCGGATATGAACTTACGGACGAATTCAAGCAGATGACTCCGGAAGATCAAAAGACGAAAGGTTGGGAAGCCGACGACGAAAGCGAAAAAGCGGAAGGCGTGACCGACGAAGAAGTCGAAAAGGCGAAAGAGTACGGCGACGATCCTGACGAAAGGAGCGACAACGCATCCGACGAAAAATCGGACGAAACGGACGCTGAATCCGACAAAAAGGACGAGGAAGAATCCGACGAGGAAGCGACTAAAAAGGCGAGGAAAATATTCGGTTTGGACTAAAAAATTTATTTCTTAGGAGAAAACCTATATGCCCGGTAACAATATAGAACTTATTACCAAGTATAGCACCAAAGCGTTCGACGAAGTTTACAAACAGGAATCGGTTACGGCGGCTTTGGACGTCCCCAACGCGTTTATGGAATTTACGGGTGCAAAGACCGTTAAAATCAGAAAATTCCAGACGGGCGGACTTAACAGTTATTCGAGAAACAACAACGCGGGCGGTTACGGCGATTTAAGAATCGACGAACCCTCGGGCAATTATTACGGATCGGCGGGATTCGGATATAAGCAGACGAGCGCGAAAGTCGAATGGGAAGAAAGAACCCTTAAGATGGACAGAGCGGCGGCTATTCCGATCGAGTATTTCGATAACGAGGAAGCGGGCGGCGACGTAGTATCGCTTACGGCATCCGAATTTATGAGAACCGTTATGGTTCCCGAAAACGACGCGTACACGCTTTCGACGATTGCGGCGAATGCGGGTAAGGTTGTAAGCGAAGCGATCGCAGACAACAAAGCCCTTGCGGCATTGAACAGCGCGTTCCTGTATTTCGAGGAAAACGAAGTTCCCGCAAACGATCAGATTATCTTCGCATCTCCGGCGTTTATGAAGAAACTTCGTGAAACGACCGAAATGATGAGATTCCTCGGCGAGGATGTAAAAGACAGAAAAGTCAATTACAAAATCACGAATTACGAAGGCAGAGATATTATCACGGTATCTCCGCAGAGGCTTCATACGGGCTTCAAACCGTACGAAGGCGGTTACGGTTGGGAAGCAGGCTCTGCGGCGATTAACTTCCTTGCAGTAGCGAAATCCGCAGTCGTACACATTAAGAAATTCGAGCAGTTGAAAATCGTAAGCGGCGACATGAACCTTGCCGGTAACGGATTCGATGGTTACACGATTTATGCACGTATGTATTACGACGTATTCGTACTCGACAACAAGAAATACGGTATTTACGCAAGCATTTCTTCGACCGCTGAAACCGCAGAAGTTCCTATGGTAAAACTTGAGATCGAAGTAGATAAGACTTCGTACAACATAACCAAGATTACTACCACTCCTCCGAACACGCTTTGCTTCGTAGCGTCGGGAACGAATTCGAGCGGAACGTTGACTTCTCCCGTACTTGCGAAAGTCGGCGACAACGTTGAGTCCGGAACTAAGTTCTATGCTATAACTTCCGACAAGAAGATTATCAGCAACGAAGTTGTTCCGTACCCTGCTTAATTCAGTCGAAGCAACAATTTAACACAAAGAGGCTATCATTCCGAAAAGGTTTGGTAGCCTTTTTTTGAAATATTTTTTAAAATCTTTTTAGAAAACACTTGACAAGATTTTATGGTTGTGATAATATATGCTTAGGAAATGGATTTTCGCATATTTTCCGTTTCCCATTCCCCCTTACTCGCGCCGTCGCGTTCTTGATTACTGACGCAAGTTTTTTGCCCTTTTGCTTAAATTTTCCTTGCGTACTCGTTCGTTTATAACAGTAATTCTCCAATCATTAAAACCTTTCTGACGCGGCGGCGTGACGATATGCTGTATATGCTCGGAGCAACGAGCGATACGGCATCGACAGGCAGTTAAAGGGTTCTGCCTTTATTCGAGTTCAAATTGCGTAGGGGAACTCGGAAAACAAAAACCTTTTTACGGAAGATTACTCAATGATGGCAAAGAGGTCAGTTTGCTAAACTGATAGGTCCTTGTAAAGGGATGAATAGGATCGACACCTATATCTTCCGCCAAGGGCGAGTAGATCCTGCCTAATGACTACTGATGTTACTCGGCTAAAATCGGGTACGGTACGGCTTTGGCTGTTCGTCTTGCTCCGTTAAGGCAGACAAAACGGGTTTTGAAAAGTTTTCCTCGGAAGAGCAGAGCGTAATGCCGACTTGCGGCGCGCAATAAAACAGAAATGCAAGTTGTCATTGGTTGGCTATTATTGGTGTGGAGTAATTTCCCACACAAACGATCGTGAATCCTCGGTTAAGGATTGCAACCGAAAAACTTTTTAAATTATGCCGCTGACCAATATGCGGAATAAAAGTGGTTGGGTTGACAAGTATGAAACAGGAATTATTCGAGATATATAGGAGTGATTCCTGTTTTAATTTGTTAAGCGTTATATTGAATCTGTAGAAGTGTATATAAATGAAAGCGTTTAAAACCCGAATATATCCTACAATAAAACAAATTGAGTTAATAGAAAAAACTTTTGGTTGTTGTAGATTTGTATATAATAAAGGGCTGGAATGTAAGAAAGTCGCTTATGAGAAAGATAAAGCAAATGTTTCTGTTTATGAATTGATGAAGCGGTTGACACAACAAAAAAAAGAATTTGAATGGCTAAAAGAAGTTGAAACACAAGCACTTCAACAATCATTATTGGATTTACAAAGTGCTTATGTAAAATTTTTTCGTGAACATAAGGGATTTCCAAAATTTCGCAAAAAGGGTGAAAAGGAAAGTTATCGAACTCTTATACCTAAATATTTTTCTAAACGCTCAATATATATTCCTAAGGTAGGAATCATAAAAACTGCTGAAAGAATCAGAAAGAAATGGATAATTAAAAATGCAACCATAAGCAAACGTGCAGGATTGTATTTTGTTTCTATTTTAATTGAGTATAATTCCCAAAAAATTATAAAATCGGGTGAAGTGGCAGGAATTGATTTAGGTATAAAAGATTTTGCAATATTATCTAACGGGACAAAATATAAAAATATTAAGTCGTTAAAACAACAAGAAGATAAACTTGCGAGATTACAAAGAAACTTAAGTCATACACAAAAAGGTAGTAATAATCGTAAAAACTTAAAAACAAAAATAGCAAGGCTTCATTTACATATCGCAAATAAACGTAATGACTATTTGCATAAAATAAGCACCGAGATAATCAATCGGTATTCATTGATAGCAATAGAAAATTTAAACGTTAAAGGGATGATACAGAATCATAAATTAGCCAAAAACATTGCTGATTGTAGTTGGTCTGAATTTGTTCGGCAATTAGAATACAAAGCAAATTGGTATAATTGTGAACTGCGAAAAATCGGTCGTTTTGAGCCAAGCAGTAAATTGTGTTCGGTTTGCGGATATAAAATGGTTGAAATGCCATTAAATATTCGTAAATGGGAATGTCCAAACTGTCATACTGTACACGATAGAGATATAAATGCGGCAAACAATATATTAAAAATAGCACTCTCGGGCAGAGAGGAAGAGCCTGTTGATACTGTGAACGGTAGTTCACTTGAGCAGGAAAATTTCGAGTAACTAATTTGTGAAAGAGAACCCTAAGTTTTAAACTTGGGCGTATGCCAAAATTTTGACTCCGTAAAAATTTAGTAATAAATCTCGTTGTGAAACGGGATTTTTTGCTTTTGTAAAAAATTTTCCTAAAAACGCTTGCAAAACTCATAATTTTGTTGTATTATGATAATGAATAAAAATATTATTTAGGCGGTGTGGATATGGCAGACACGAAAAAGCCGAACGTCGGCGAGGCTATATTAGGTAAAAATAAACAAGCGATCGGATCGTATCAGGAAGCCCCGGGCGGAGGCACACCTTTAAAAGCGGGTGAAAAAGCACCGTCTAAAGAATGGGTAGCGGCGAATCGCAAAATGCAACCTCGAGATGATGACGGAAAGTTTACGTACAACGCGGCGAACGCGAAGCCTTTGGAGTACGGACCGTCAAGAGGTTGGACTGTCCCGCCGTTTTTACGTGGTGTTAAACTGACGTATGTAAAAAAATCCGATGTAATTATAATCGAAGAGGGTAAAAGAGTTCTTGCGGGTATCGATATGACACGCGAGCAACTTATAAATAATTTTAAAGAGTATTCGGAACAAGAAGGCGGGTTTAAAAATCTTTCGAGCGAAACACAGAGTAAGACCGGCGCGTTTTCAAAGAAAGAGAAAGTTGCAAAGGAAATGGGTTATGAGGGATTATTGAAAAATCTCACCATTCAAGATCTTACCGATAGTTATAAAGAAAATAAAGAATCGGGCAAATTAAAAGGCAAATTCAAAGATGTCAAGAAATTAAGCGAAAAGCCTCAATCGAATCCCGAGCCGAAGAAAGAGGTTGCACCCGAAGCCCCGAAATCTGACGTTACGAGCGAAGAAAAAGAACTTGCGAGTACGGATCCTGTTAAACTTTTTGCCACAAGCGAGAACGCAAAGGCATTAAGAAAGAAAGCGGAAGAAAAGGGCTTGAATTTATCCGGTAAGGCGGTAGCGAAAGCGATTGCCGATGGATATACGTGGGGAGATTTAAATAAAGTTGTTGACGAGGCGTAATTATGGTTACGAAGTCAGATAACACGAAAGGTAATCCTTATCACGATAAGGAAGGTAAATTCACCAAAAAAGAGGGTGCGTCTGCCGGCGGTGGAATAAATACCGAAAACGAGAGCGTTGGCTCACCGAAGAAATTATCGTTGTCGGATATAGTAATTACACCGCAGGAAGTCGGGAAATTAAATCTCTTTGATTCTGAAGATGACGATGCTGATTTTTGGGATAAGGTAGATACATATTCCGAAGCAAAAACTGATTCTGCGAAAGAGGCTTTGAAAACTACCGAGGGAACAGAGCAGGTAACGATATCTGCAAATCCCGATGTCGTAACGGTTATTAATGGTCTTGATTCTAAGACTGTTTATGATACTGTATTAAAAGATCCGACATTGGATCCCGATAAAATTAAGAATGCATCGGAATCTGAATTGAAAGAACTTTTGCAAGCGCAGTCGGTTCTTGCCGAAAAGAAAAACGATAAAACGCTTGAAGAAGCAAATAATAAATACTTTTATAATTTATGGCAATATCCTGTAAAGCCGTCAGATTATCTGGATAAAAAGGATAAAATTCAGGCTAAAAAGGATTATTTCCTTTTCGATTATAAAGGTTCTGATAAACAAGAAAAACTTGCCTCTCTTGATTCTTTTGTGGAATCGGGAGAAAAATACGCAAAAGCAAAAGAGATATACGATTCCAAATACAAATCTGCGATTGAGATTGTAGATAAATTCGGAAACGGAATATATAGTTTTGAGCGTAAAGAGTCTGCAATATACATTGGCGCAAAGAATTATCCTGTTTTTAACGAGATAGCCGAAAGTAAGAAGATTTTCGGACCGAATTCCGAAACGGTGATAAAATCGTTACAAAATTCAAATCCTACTGCATTAAACGCAGTGATTGGATATACGGGCAGTTATGCAAGCATCAACGAGCCTTTAAGAGGTGAAACTTATCTCGGCAGTAAAACAAGCAAAGAAGAGTTTGTTAAAAACGTTGAGGGAATGACAGATGCTATAGAATTATCCACATACGATTTTGATTATTGGGTTCAGCGCGGGACGCATGGCGTAGTTGATGAAGAAAATGGGGTTGATATAAACCCGAGTATGACAACTGCGGAGTTAAACAATTTGGTCGGCAAGCAATTTGTACAGCGTTCGTTTTTCTCGGCAGGGGGGGCCAAAACAAGCGGCTAAAAACACGGGTATGCCAACGCGTCCGATAATACTGAACGTTTATTGTCCGAAAGGCACAAAAGGTTTATATGTGGAATCGATTTCGCAATTTGCGGGCGAAAATGAGATGATTCTTCAAAGAGGATATACGTATAGGATAACAAAGACCGAAAAGAATTCAAACGGTAGAATTTTTGTTGATTGCGAAGTCGTATTAGGCTCTGATAAAGATAAATACACCCACGAACAACTTGTGGACGTAGCAAATAAATACATAATGGAGTAAGGGAATGAATAAAGACCAAGATATTATGCATGTAGGTTTTACAAGCAAAAACCTTGTTTGTAAGAAATGCCGGTATGGGGCAATTACCGATCCTGAGAATTCGTTTTGTGCGTTTTACGATGTGAAACCGTATGAAATTCGTTGTCAAGGTAAAGACTGTCCGCATTTTGAATCGTTTGAAAAATATGCAAAACAAAAATAACTAAACACAAAGGGGAATATAAAATATGTTAGGTGCAGTAATAGGTGACGTTGTTGGCTCGCGTTATGAGTTTAACAACATTAAAACTAAAGATTTTGAATTGTTTGGAAAGGGCTGTTATGCAACGGACGATACGGTTATGACGTGTGCCGTTGCTGAAGTTCTGATAAATAAAAAGCAAAACGACAAAGATTATATCGTCGATACTTTAAAAAAGTGGGGCAAGAGATATCCACAGGCGGGATATGGCGGGCACTTTGGATGCTGGGGATTGGGTAGCGGAACGCAGGCCAACAACAACTAACGGAACAGGGGCGGCGTGGG